AGGGGAATACGCGGGGTGCTTCTGCCGCTCGTTTTCCACACTTTTTGCCCATACCCGAATGTGCCACGGGGGGCATTTTTTATTTTTGTTTTTTACTTCCTAAAGATGAATTGCACGAACGACAAAGCACTTGCACATTCGCCAAACTATTCTGCCCACCGGCGGAGAGCGGAATTATATGATCCGCAGTCAAGTCATAAGGCGAGCGACATAAACGACAGAATGGTTGCAGACGCCGAGCGAGCTTTGATAATTCCTGCCACTTGTAATCATATCCACGCTCTTGTCGTGAAGGGCGCAGTGCTTCTCTCTTGCGTTTGCATTGTGCGCACAGATGAGAGTTGCGAACAATCGTTCCACATTGCGAGCAAGGTCTAGGAAGTAATGCCATCATTCCTCACAAGATATTCAATGGCCATCGCTAGGTGGGCGGGGTTGTCTTTGAAGAATGACAAACCACTGTTGCACTTATGACAAAGCAATCCACGAACTTGATGTGTGATGTAACTGTGGTCAACATATAGTTTGACTTTTAGTTCGTCTTGATGAATCCCACAAATCGCACAACAGTTATTCTGTTGCTCTAATAGTTCTTGATATTCTTCAACTGAAAGATTGATTATTGCGCGATGATATTGACGACATCTCTTGCAAATGGTGTGGCGTTTGTTCTGTTCTCTGTTTTGATAAGGAAAGAACAAAGACTCTTTCGTTTGCTTACAGATTCGACAGGTGACAAAGTCATCAGTCTGAATCTTCCTCTTCGTCATCATCGTCCGTTCCAAAGCTCGCAAGACGATCCTCAACAGGGAGTGAGAGATACGACTGAAGTGTGGCCGCAACTGCACGACTCAACAAAGTTTCAATAGCATCAAAGGATAAGTTTTGATCCGTTGTCAACTCTGTTTCAACATCACCAATGCTGATTGATATGTTCAACATTTCGTCAACTCCCATCGTATGTCGAGCAAATCGTCTATGAACTCGTCAACAATGGCGCGTTGGCGCAAGGTGTAATGAGGAAGGTGTCGCGCTCGTGAGGCATGGCCTAGAGCTTCATCAATTTCAGTGATGGATTGTTCCGAGATAGGGAACTCTGATAACGAAAGTTTAGCATAGAACTTTGACAACATTCTAGGCATTTTGTTGTCTCGCCTTCATAATTGCCTGAAGGTCATAAGTTGATCCTCGCTTCTCAATATCAAACTTTTTGACCAAGCGATAGACCTCGCGTTGCGTCATTTGTAGCCAAGCAGAAATCGCTTCCACATCTAGGAAGAATCTGCGGTTCGGGTTACTCATTGCCAATGCCACCAATCTCAAGACCGACCAACTTTGTTTGCATCCAAAACAACTGACATCCTGCGACAACTGTTCAACATCAATGACAACAAAGCGACTGCAATCATCAGTTGGACACGGAATCCGTCGTGCCTGTTCCTTGAACTTCTTGGCGGCAGCACGCCCCCTGGCATGAAGCCCCCACAATTCCCCTGCAAAGTCTAACGCCCAGTCCTGTTGCAATGTCCACGACAAGTGGGCAATGTGGAAGTCACAGGTCGCCTGAACCTCGGCGTCGGTGCTGCGTTCCTTGAGGACAAGCGCGGGCAGGGTCAAGTGCCTCCCGCGCCTGATAATGATTTCCCAACTGTGAAGAATCGCCAACAGGTCGGTCGCCATAGAGAAATCAAGGGCATTGACATTGATCCCAATCGAGCGCTCGGCAGTGACCGCGCCACTGCCGGTGCGAGATGGCTCAAGGTAGAAGCCCGCCTCAAATTGCAGTTGAGGCAACTCTTTCAGGATTGACCTCATTCGACCAAAGCAACTACGGCATTCGGTTTCAATCTCAGACTTACAGACTTGACATTGCATTAGAAGGCAGGCTCCTGACTTGTGGATAGAACTGTGGATAACTTTGACCAATATGACGGCGGCTCGGATTCAAAGAGTCGCCAACCCTGACAGGTATGATCGGCAACAATGACTCGGTCTTTATTCGGTGCGGCCCATTTGATTCGATTGAGGCTTCGTTCAACGGCTTCAAAGGAAACTCTTGTGCGGTGTAGCTCGTAGGTCATCAGACCCGACAGACGCTTGATGACTTCTTCCTCAATGGTCAATCGCGGGGTATCAAGCCTGCGAGTAAAGCCTGCCCACGAGATACCTGCCCAAATAATGGCGCCGCACCTTGAACAGTTGATTGGCTTGAAATCTTGATTCATCTATGGCCTTGGGGTGACCGTTGCCCTGTTTCCCGTTCCCCCCTTATAGGGGGGAAACGGGGAAACAGTTGGCACGCTCAAGTCGGTGGTGTTTCCCGAAATAGTGGGAAACAGTTGGGAAACAGGGAAACAGTTACTCATTCGGAGTCCAAGGGTTGACATCATTTGCAAAGAAGTCGGATTGGAAGCCGTAAAGATACTTCTGCCCATCTTTGCGATAAGTGACATGACCATTGCTGACAAGGCTCTCCATGACAAATTTCAGCTCGGCATCCTTCATTCCGTGGCCTTCATCTCGTAGGTGATCAGCGATTTGATTCCGACCCATCTCGTATCCTGTCCTTCTGAGCAAGTCGCAGACCGCTTCCATTTTCTGCTCTCGTGTTGATACTTTGACAATTCCACCTGAAATGGAAACCGAGATGCCACCGTCAGGTAGCGAGCGCAGGTTGGCGACGCCGACCGTCTTGGCGTCAGGGCAGATGGCACGGACAAAGCCAGGACGATCCTTGGTGCAAGTAATGTCCAAGGCGCCGTCAATGCCTCTGCCAAAGGGCATCGCCACTGACACCGCAAAGGCCGCGCCATCAATGTCAGCTCTCTTGGCTTGAGCGCCGATGGCGTAGTTGCCTCGGTTGTCTTTGCTCTTGGTGACATGGTCAATCGTCAGAATGCCTGCTCCGCCGATTCTCAAGGGCTTCAAGACCTTCTGTGAAAAGGTGGTGGCATCTTTGTTCTTCTCTAAGTCCAAACCAAGCAGGTTCATCGCGGCATTGACACCATCTACGACGATGAGCGTCGGCAGATAGGCCATAATCTCGGTTCGCATAATTTCACCGATACCCTCACCCAATGGCTCGTCAGGATTGGCATAACGGAACATTCTGAACTTATCGGTCGGCACCTTCAAGGTCTTGAGGCGGTTGGTAATGGATCGAGCCGAGTCCTCAAAATCAAGATAGAAGACGATGTTGTTCTTGAGTAATTCTTGGCGGATGGCCTCAAGTGCAATCCAAGTCTTACCTGATTCAGACTCACCGAAGATGGCATTGACCTTGCCAGCATAGAGAAGACAGTTGCCGTCCTCACGCTTGAGCATAGAAGGTGGCGCCTCGTCATCAAGGTCAATCTGTTCAATCTGCTTGGGTATCCACGAGGACTCAATGACTTCGCCTTCTTCATTATGAAGCTGAACGAGCGACGGTGAGTGAACTTCTAGGGTTCCCAATTCCTTGCGTACTTCTCCATAACCTTGCGAGCGTAAGGCGCGGGCAGAGGCTTGGAAGTCTCCGCCGTGTTCGACAATCGTGAAGACTGCGAACTTTGAATAGGATCGCTCCGCTTCAAACTGTGTGCTTGTGGAGAAGACAAAGAGTTTGTCGTTGCCTGCGTGGTTGGTGGTGGCACTGATGCCGTCGGTCTTATTCGGGCGACGCCATGCGGTGACTTTGTCACGGGTGGTGTAGACCTTCGACCAACCGAGAGGCTCAAGAATCTGCTCCCAACTGACCTTGGCGTTGTAATCATCACCAGGAGTTAGTCCGTCGGCTTTGGGCTTGATGTCCTCGGTGATGGACTCGTGCTTGGGGATAGCGTCAAAGGTTTCAAAGAGTTTGTGTAGCTCGTTGCGCTCAGGCACCGTCAGGGTCGGAATGGACTTTGGCCCGCCAACGAGCATTGTCCACGCTCCGCCTGATGGGTGGCAGGTGCCATTGGTCGGTGCGACGATGACAAAGCCGCCCTCGCCTCTCGTTTCGGCTAGGACATCAATACCGCCATTTTCGCCAGGGCGACGAGCGAGTTTGGTGTTGCCAGGAACTTCACCGTCAATGCGATAGAGCCAATGCAAGCCGCCTGATGGTGTGACCTCGACATAACCATTGTTGATGCGATCCCATACATCGCCAAGACCTGATTTGTTTGCCATCTCTTTGAGGTCAAGGTGTAACTTGTCGGCGACTGCTCTGCCCTCTAGCTCTAACATCTCAAGGTTGCCACTGACTTGTCCGCAGATAACTCCTACGCCCTCGGCATTAGAAAACCAAGTCAACAATTCTTCAGCGCTCGGCAGCCGTTCTTGATACTGCTTCCAATTTGATAGCGCCGGTCGCTTGCTTCCATCTGTTGCCACAGGAACCGCGCAGATGTCATTGGCAGCGAACTCAAGCGCCGTTCGTAAGATTTCCCCCGTCATTTCTCCCTTTCTTCTACTTCACAAGTCTGTCAATAATCCATTGGACAACCGGCACCGCCACCGCATTGCCCATTTGTTTATAGCGGTGCGAATCGGCTTGGCCCTCTGTCCATCCATCAGGAAAGCCTTGCAACCTCTCACACTCTGTCGGTGTCAATCGGCGCACGACTGATTTCTCCATCACCATTCCGACATGGTCATTGCCTGCCTGACCTTTGCGGATTGTCTGTGAAGTTTCACTGAGGCTTTGATTGTAACTATCAAATGCCATCACTCCCATTCCTTGTGATGTTGTGCCAAGCGCCGGTGATACTTCACCTGACACAGGCGTTTGTGTTGGATGAAATGCAGTTGCTTTTCCTTCAGCAAGAAGTGGCATATTGTTTCCACCCGTTCCCATTCGTGCCTGCGATGTGTTCACTTTGTCGTCTTGCACTCGAATATCACCAACCCTGTTTCCGTAGAAGATTATTTGAAAGTTACTTGTTGCCAATGTGAAACTCCTGTTCTCGGCTAACAAAAATCCCTTCCCCCCCCCGCTCTTTCCTTCTCGTTCTCTCATAACAATCACAACTGTTGCACGATTCTCGTTTGCATTATCAAAAGCATTCAATGTCGGTGCAACCCCCCCCTGCAACCCAAGTTTCGTCATCGTCACTTGATTGCGCTCGCTTACTCTTGACGAACCACATCAATAACTGCTTGAAATCTGTTCTTATCTGGCATTCGTTGTTCACTTGATGTGCGCGTCAAAGTATCGGCGACATCGCCACCATCCCACCAAGTCATCGTGTCGTGCGCTCTTTGCGATGACATTGTTGGAGCTATTGATTCTCGTGGGAAGTCGTAGAGTTCAAAGTTTCCTGCTCGGCTACTGTCGTCAGTGCTTCTTGCAGTTGCACCGGCAGTGTCTTTCCTCTTTTCGTTGCTCTTCGCAAGATACCCTGCGCGGCCTTCGGCGATAGCGAGTATTTCTTCAGGTGATCTCCCTGATTCTCCAAGACATCCGACAATGAAGACTCGACGGCGTCGTTGGGGAACTCCGAAGTATTGAGCATCAAGCACCCGCCACGCGATGCGATACCCGCGCTCGACCAACGCTTCAATGACGACGGCCATATCTCTTCCGTTATTTGAGGAAAGTAGACCAGGCACATTTTCGAGGATAAAAGTCTGCGTTCGTGTTTCGTCAAGGAGTCGGCAGATTTCCCAGAAAAGTCCACTACGCGATCCTGCCAACCCTGCTCGTTTTCCAGCAACGGAAAGGTCTTGACAAGGAAATCCACCGGTGATGATTCCGTTGCTTGGATCAAAACCTGCTGCTCTAAGTTGTTCACCGCTTACCCCCTGAATGTCACCGAAAAGTGCAGCGTTCGGAAATCGCCGTTGTAAAACTTTCTGTGCGTGTTTATCCCATTCCACTGTTGCGACAACTTTGACTCCTGCTCGCTCAAGAGCTAAATCAAAACCGCCAACACCAGCGAAGAGTGAAACTGCCGTTGTCATTGTTGCCCCCATAGATTTAGTGCTTCCCTTCCTTCTACCTTTGACGGATCATTGTTGCTTTGTAAATAACCTTCTTTGCGCATTTGTGACGCGATAACAGTTCCCATGCGAAATGGAGTGTCAGGAAGTGAAGTCTCATAACAACGCCACAGAATAGATGCAATGGCGCCTTCAACACTGCTTCGACTCATAACAACTTATCCGCCATTTCATTGACGGCAAACTCAATGCGAGCTTTGGCGATAGGGATATATTCATCGGTCATTTCAATTCCGACAAAGTTGAAACCTTCATAAATAGCCGCCTTGCCGGTTGAACCGCTACCCATAAACGGATCAAGAACGATGCCATTCGGCGGTGTCACTAGGCGGCAGAGATAGCGCATAAGCTCTGTCGGTTTGACAGTTGGGTGGTGATTCATTTGTTTGGCCTTAATAGAACCGTATTTCCCACCTGCGCTTGCGGTTTCATAACTTCCGTCATCACGCAATTCAGCAGTCAATCCGCCACCGCCAACAGTTTGCTTCGCCTCAAACCCATCCAACCCTTCATTGCGATCCTTCTTGCTTGCTTTGGCGCAGTAGAAGAAACGAGCGGCGCTTCCATCGTCACCCATCGCACGGAACCCGCCTTCGGTTTCCTGACCTGAAGCAAATGAAGTGTTGACTGCTTGACCACGCTTTGCAGGAAATGCGCCACCTTTAGAGTTAGGAAACAACTCAACAACCTCGTCACTGCCATCGTGAATGACATTGGCGGGCCAACGGCCTTGTGTGTTCATTGTCTGCTCGTATGCAGGTTCAATCTTCTGCCCAAATCCTGACCACTCTTCCAATTTATTGATTGGCACCGCTTCACCTGAAACTCTGCTCGCATCAATGTTCAACCCGCCTGTGCCATAGGTCAGCACATTGGCGGCGACGGTGCCGATGAGCGGTTTGCGAGCGACAACAATCGGTTCGTGCGCTGGCTTGAGTGCGGTGCCCCAGCCATCCCATTGCTTTGCCTCGGCGGTGGCGGGATTATCTCGTCGCTCTCTCTCTTTTGAAGAACGCATATCAAATGAAATTGGATGACCCATTTCTGCCGGTCTTTTCTCTTCCCGAGTAATTTCTCTTTCAACTCCCGCCGCTTTGTCAATCGCCTTCGACACATCAAGCGACTTAGGAAAGCCACTGCCATAAATCCACATAATCTGGTCGCGTATCTCAAAGCCTGCATCTTCAATGGCAACTGCCATTCTGTGATAAGTGCGAGAGCCTGAGAAGGCCAGCAAGTGACCGCCTGGTTTTAGCACACGCAGACATTCTTGCCACACTTCGACATTGAAGGCGATGCCTGACGCATCCCAACTCTTGCCCATAAAGCCAAGCTCGTAAGGTGGATCAGTCACAATCGAATGAATTGAGTTGTCTGCTAACTGCTTCAAGACTTCACGATTGTCGCCGTGATAAAGCGTGAAGCGTTCTTCTTGTGCGTAAAGCATTTGACCCCCTAATAGTTGTTCAACTTGTGCAGTGGCAAGAATCGAACTTGCCGATGAATGACCCCGTATCTCATCGCCCCCAGGCACTGCGGTTGGTCATCGGTGGAAAGGTAGGCACCGACGACCGGCATGACGACAGGCGGAGACGGAAGGAAAACCGCCTGTCACTCACAACTAGATTGGCTTCGCCCCTAATTGTGCCAAGAGCGCGGCAACTTCAGGTGTGATGCCACCTGTCGCTGCCACAGGTGCGGCCGCAGGTGCAGGTGTCGCCGCAACAGGCGCAGGTGCGCTTGTTAGATAGGCGTTGGCAAGGGCAACGGCGTTGGCATCGCCTGTGGCATCAACCAAAATCCACGGAGCCGATTTGCCAGGCTTGGCAGCGCCTTGACCGATGCGGGCCAAAACCTTCTGCCCGATTTTATTCTTCAGTGCATTGCGTAGAGCTACATTGAACCATAGAAGTGATCCGTGGCTCGTTTTGGTATCAAGGTCAACAACTTCAACCTCGACTGCTTCTGCTAGACCGTGAACAGTTTGAATCCCTGTCTTGTATTCGGTCGGTGTAATGATGAGCAAGTGTCCTGCAAGGTCAGCGACCTTGACGGATTCGCCTGTGTTATTTGATGGTGCTGCGAAGGTCATTCCCCCGTCTCCTTTTCTGTTTGTTTGTTCATTTCGTTTTCTTGGTGCCATTTGTTGAGGTCATTGATGGTTGGCTCCATCTGATTATCAAAGGCAATGTAAACAAGTTTTGCCTCGCCTCTGATACCAAGAAGCCATCCCACAATCTTGAGAGTGACCTCTTGAAACTTATTCATTGTCCTAACTACGAGTTTCGGATTCACCCGCACACCCCTTAGATAAATCTTTGGAGTAAGGCATAAAGTAAGGGCAGTAATTACAGAGGCGGTCTGCCTTTGCCGGTATCGCCTGCCACACTTCAGGATGGTTTTCAACATCTGCCTGCGCAAGTAGCGAGTGGATATTGTCCACGCGCTCCAAGGCCTGCAACGCGACGCTTTCGTCGTAGTCATACATTTCGACATGCATGTCATCAATGGAACCGCTTGTCGGTAGATAGACGAGCGCGACCTTGTTCACGACTGCGCCTGTCTGCGCTTTTCCGTAGCCATAGAGCTGAATCTGTGTCTGATATTGTTTTGAGCCACCATCGCGTCGTTTGCGATCCATTTGAGCAGGTGAGGTGGTCTTCCAATCAATAACAATGCCACGGACTTTGTCATAGAGGTCAACAGTGCCACTCAAGTTTCCTCGAATGGTGACTCGTTGCTCTACTTCGTAGCCTTCAATCTTTTCAAAGACATCGGCTAGATATTTGTGAATCGCAGAACCCACCTGTGCGCTCCACGATGAAGAACCTTGCTCATTGGTCTTGGGCCAATCAAGCAATTTGTAAGCAAGTCGCCTTGTGCAATCGTGACCCATTTCAGATGGCCCAATGACGACCTGCTTACTTCTAGGAGTCCACATCCCTGCCTGAGTAATAATCTCGGACAAATGCTGACCGAGGCTTGCCCCTGGCGAATGCGGTGAAGTGAAAGTCATTCGTCGTCCTCATCTTCGTCATCCCACTCAGGAATGTTGGGAATGACAGGTTCAACCGGCTGAATAAATGGGATGCTCATTGTTGATCCTGATTGACTAGGGTGAAGCGACGAGAATTTGTTTGAACTTGAAGGACATCAAGCACCTGTGCGGGCAGGAGTTCCTTAGCGCGTTTTACATCAAATCGCGTTGATGAAACCGTTGTGTAGCGCACAACTTGTTGACCTTTGTAAAGTCCAACTTCGGCATCGCCGAGTGCGGCTTCAATATGGGAGCGAGCTACATCGGCAACTTCTTCCCATTCTTTGATTTTTGCTAGGGCAGCGCGATATTGCTCAAGCCACATCGCTATTGACTCGTCAAAGTCAATGACGCCCTTCTCAATTTCAGTTGACATTGATCCCCTCGAATCAGTAATAATTATTTTCCTTGAAGAAACCCCACGCATTGCAAGGGGTCACATGGCGCCTGTGGATATAGGCGAGCGTTGCCACGAGCTGCGGCACCGAGGCTTGAGAATGTTTCATCCCAAGATTGCGATAGGTGGCATCAAGTAATTGACCGATGCCTTGTGCGCTTGAGGTCGGATTTTCAGCCGACGCCTTCCACGCTGATTCCTTGCCAAGCAACTTTGCCAGGCAGGAATATTCTTTTTTCGTCAGCAATTTCTTTGCCAATTTCTTAGCATCTACTTGCTGAAGTAGTGGTCGCTCTTTGTAGACCACAGTTGCAGGCACCGCCGGTTGCGGTGCGAATGCTGCGTTGACGAACATCGAGGTCAACATACTGACTCCGATGATGATAATGATTCCCCTGACGGTTTTTCTTCTTTGAGTAATTGGGATTCTCCTTCTAATTTCGCGGCAATCTTGATAACTTGATTGACATACGCCAATTCAACTTTCAAGGTTGCTGCGATTTCTTTGGGTGTTCGCCCAAGTGAGGTCAACGATCGAATCGCCTCGGCTTTGTTAGTTTTGCCGGTGAAACGATGCTTGAAGCCTTGTCCAAATCCTCGTTGCGCAGGCGTCGTGCCTGCCCATATTCCATAAGAGATTTGTTCCTTGAGCGCGTAGTCCAAGCACTCCTTTCGTTCAGGACAACCGGCGCAAATAGCACGCACGATTGGGAGGCACTTTGCCTCTTGTTCTCGTGATTCGGGAAAAAATAGATTCGGGTTGATAATTTCTCTGCAACTTGCTTCAGGAAGCAAAGGCAGACTCGGAATGAATGTGTTGAGTTGCAACTCTATTGTCTCTCATTTAGCCAAGATTCAAGGTCTTGGACAACGAAAGCTCGTTCAATGGATGCATTGCGACGCTTGACAACAACAAAAGATGGTGGCGTTACCTCTAGCCCCCGCGCCTTTGCGTAGTTTTTGGCCTCTTTGCAGGCCTCATCCCAAAAGGTCGGAAGCGAGATTGACTTGCGATTCTTGAGTTCCAAAACAAAAGTCTTGCCAGCAATAAACGCAACGATGTCTCCTTCATCTTGTGATCCCGACAGGCGCAAACGCTCTGCGGTGACACCGCGAGAACGCAACCACTTGAGAACTCCGATTTCAAAAGCAGAGCCTTTGCGACCATTGGGGTTTGCCATTATTTGACCAACTCTAGTTTCGTTGTCTTACCGGCGACGGCGCGGGCGAATTTCACATTCATAATCAAAGCCTCAGCCAATGCCAAGGTTTCATCCTCGGTCATCTTGGCGATGCAGGTGACAAAAGGTGGCGTCTTGGCACGAACGCTATCAAGCATCCTTGCCGCCTCCGCAGTCTTGAGAGAGTCCATGCCACTGTGGTCACGGATTTGAGCTAGATAGAACATTGGCACATTGGCGACGACATCCTCAATGAGATCAAGGTTGGCGTCAGGCTCTTCTAGGTATAGGTGGAAACTGCCATCGGTGGCAGTGTGGACTGAAAATAGGTTCATTGGGGCATCACCTTGCGCAGGTGCTTCTGAGCCTTCTCCCACGCCTGAGCCTGCCTAATGCCTTCTTTCAGTGGGTCATCGTGTAGGCTCAGAATGGCCCACAAAAGCCCTAGAGAGGCGATTACGCCCCCGAACATCAGATATTGCATAAAACCCCTTCCGTTTGCTTGTGGATAAGTATGAGGGGAAGGTCTGACACCCTAGCGCACGACACGCCCAAGCCTCAATCCCCTTGTGTATGGACAAAGGTAGGCACAAAGGCTATTGTTCTCTCATAGGGGCGAAAGGTAGTAGCTCCAAGAAACGGAAGAAGAAAATGACACAGACAAAGAAAATTGAGGATGTTCACATTCTTAGCATCAAGGTAAGTGTTTTTGATAGACCAAGCATTTTCGTCAATGATCATATGCTTCAGGTCGCGCACGACGCAATTGCTGATTATCTCCGCACTCAAGAAATTTCATTTGAATTTGTTTCAGCAAGCGCACAGGTAGGTGCATAATGAAAACAAAAAACGTTGGAAACACAACTGTATCTCTTGATTTTGCTGACTGTCCTTCAGATGGTGGCAAGTATCAATTGCTTTGCGAAAATCACGGATATTTGATTCAAGGTGACAACAAACGCACTTTGTGGCAATTTGCAAATGATGTCGCAGGATGGTGTGAAGCCTGCCAAGGAAATGATGACAGATTCCCGAACGAGAAATGGATTGCATAATGACAAGCAATCGTCTTTGGGTTGGAACAGGTGGAAGTGTCACTTGTGATGAACACGCAGGAACTTATTTGAAATCAGCAATTGAGAATGAACCAACCGCAACAATGCACACCACACCGCTTGATTGGTGGGTTGTTTATAGTGAAGCAAGTTTCCCTTGTGAAACCTGCACACCTTGGAAGGACATCGCATAATGAAGAAGATTCGATCTATTCGCGTCAGCGAACAACTGTGGCGCAAGGCAATGGCAAAGGCAAAGTCAGAAGGCAAGACAGTCTCAGAAGTAATCGTTGATTTTCTCAAGGAGTTTGTGAAATGACATACGAAGAAGCGATGAACAGATTGGCTCTTCAAATGCTTGGCAAGTGGCATCAAGAGCAAGCCGATGAATTAGTTGATGACGAACTGCAACAAGAGATGCGTGACTTCCACCTTGGCGCATCGCTACTCATCAAGGAGATTGTCAAATGACAACCGCCGAAATCGCCACCGCCTTTGCCAAGCGTGGTTGGTATGTCTTGCCTTGCTACCCACAACAAAAGGTTCCCTTCTTTCCTATCGCAAAGCAGGGATATAAGTCGGCATCCAATAAGCCCGCCACAGTCAAGAAATGGTTTGAGAAATCACCGCTTCTCAACATTGGCATTGCTTGTGCGCCTTCCAATCTTGTTGTCTTTGATGTGGACTTTCGCAATGGCGGAACCACCGAAGGTTTAGAGCTTGACACCTTCACAGTTGAAACAGGCGATGGTCTGCATCTTTACTACAAGGCACCGCTTGGCGCGTCATTTCCTGGCAAGTTACGCCAAGGAGTAGACATCAAGTTCAATGGATATGTTGTCACCGCAGGATCACTACACGAAAACGGCAAGTTCTATGAAGTCGTCAAAGATATTGAACCTGCCCCTGTGATGGGATGGTGCTAGATGAATGGATTAGATGTTCTCATTATCTTCTTCACCGCGTTCTACGCCTTTGCAGTTGGCAGAAATATCTTCTTTTGGACGCTGATGTCAGCCTTTTATGGCTTTTGGATTCCACTGCTTCTGCTCATAATGCCCAAGCGCGAGCCTCGAGCAGTCGTTTTTCCACAATGGTTGCTCAATTGGTTCGGCCCAAAGTATGTCAACCGAACAATTAAGAAGATGGAGGGTCAGTTTTAGGATTCTTGGAAGGCGCGAGCGATTCCTTCTTCCAGCGAAATCTTCGGCTCATAGAACGAGAGCATCTTCTTCGGATCACCGACCCGATAGGCAACCCCGACAGGTGCCTTCGGGTTGGTTCGTATTTCGGCTAAATATCCCGCCTGCATCATCGCTAATTCTGCCAATTCAATGAATGAGGTTGCTCGTCCTGAGCATAGGTTGGAGACTTCAACATTATTCGTGACCGCCTCAAAGGTCGCTCGCACAACATCCTCAATGTGAATGAAGTCGCGCACCTGCGTTCCTCTGCCCCATACATCAAAGGGCGTCGCCTTCTCTTTGGCTCGCTTGATGAATGTTGGGAATGGATAGTCAAGGCTTTGGTCGCTTCCGTATCCGCTAAAGGGTCGCAAGACTGTCACCTTCAAGCCTTCATTGCGGGCATATTGAGCAAGCATTTCGCCGGATAACTTCGCCCAACCATAAGTGAAATCAGGGGTGCGAATGTGAGCGAGGTTTATATCCCACTCTTTGAGGCTTTGCTTGTATTCAGCTCGCTGAAGATAGATTGGATAAGCCGCCGATGATGAGAAATAGACGATATGACCAGGACGAGTGCGAAGCGCCCATTGAAAGAGGTCGGCATCAATGGCGAGGTCGGCGGCAACTGCCAAAGGGTTCCCCTCGATAGTGGCGCGGCCACCGACAATCGCCGCGAGATGAATGACGAGATCAAACTTGGTGTCATCTTTGGCGAAGAACTCTCGGACATCGGTGCCATTTTTGATGTCAATGCCGGTGATGTGATTGCTTTTACTATCAAGCAACTTCTTGAAGTTAGTGCCGACAAAGCCTGCGTCACCTGTAATCAGAATCTTCATTTCCCCCACCTGTCGCTTTCGTAGTGATATTTCTCAGAGCCGCAAAAGGCTCGTTGGGCATCTCGGTCAATTGAGAAGACGAAACTATCATCTGCCATCAAAGCAGCGCCAATGTGTGACAGGGGTGTAGGTGCGTCAAAGGCGATGGTGGTGCGAATTGACTTGCCTTGCGTTGATGTTTCATAGAATGGATCGTGAATGAGGACTGAATCAACGACGAGTGGATAGATATGACTCGCCAATAAATCTTGGTCAATGGTGTAGTAATCCGAGCCGTCTCGGTGAGCAAGAATAAAGTTTTCCATAAATCCCAACTTCTCTGTCTTGCCTGCAAACATACCGGCGGAAATTGGATAGTTGTGACCTGTGGGGTGGTCTTTGATAATGTGATAATCAAGACCTGATTGCTCCCAATCCTCGTGGGCTATGCGGTCACGATATGACAGGCGAGCATCAACATCTCGACAAATCACTGCCTCAAACTGAGGATCAGAGAATGCAAAATAACGCCACAACTTGCCATTGTGATTCTCTTCAGACTCCATTTCAACAATTTGCACACCTTTGACGAGCTTGAGAGTGCTAATGATGACAGGGTCAACGCTTGGGCCAACATAGAAGCGAACAATAAATCCATCATCAAAGGGAAAGTATCGTGAGGCAAGAATGGCGTTCTTGATTGCGCCTATGGTGTAGCGAGGCTCATTGCCATACAGAGAGAAGGAGATGCATTTCATTGTTTGAGGTTCTTGACGAGAACTGCGTAATCTTCGCTCTTGATGTAGTTGTCAAACATCAGAGCGTCAAAAGAATAGACCTCACGAGCATTGACTGTTTGATAACCCTCATCCCATTCGGCCTTGCCTGCGATAGGGTGACAATGCTCAATGATGACTTGTGGCAGATAGACAAGATTTCCAATGTCGTGACCCAATCGCTTCCAAAAGTTGTCAAGATAGAGATGCTTCAATTTCGGTGGCACCATCCCGCCAAGGCCACGGACAATGGCAGCAGACATCATCACCGCAGTTGGCAGATTCTCGCCTTGGAGAAGGTCATTGCCGTAGGCAAGTCCTGGGCGCGGGCCGATAGCTCGCATCAATGTCACATCCCAATCAGGCGTTCTGAATCTGTGATCGTCGCCGACAAATGTGAAGAACTCATAATCATTGGCATATTTCTTGGCAGCAACATTGAGTGGGTAAGCCATTCCGCGTGTTGTATTTTCAATTTCTATGATGCGCTCAACGCCAACTGTGCTTCGATAGTTGACTAATTCCTCATCGTCTGTGTCCACAACAAAGAACAAATCGGATCGGCACGAGAACTCTTTGTGAGCCTGTAAGACTTCTGCCGCATTTTTCGGTCTGCCACGAGTAGGCACAAGCACGACATTGTTATTGAGATGCATTGGATATTTCCCCACTAATAGCGGCATAAGCGGCTAGGTCAATGAATGAGTCAAGATGGTCAGGAGTCTCAATCAGGCGAGCGATTTTGACTAGACATAAACACAAAGCGACCTGTGAAGGACTTATCTCAGTTTCAAGATAAGCACTCCACAGGTCTGCGATGCGTTTGTGATTCGTGTAAGGGTCGCCATAAGTTTGTTGACGATCCGTTGATGTGAGGCGTTTTGCCTCATCTAAGATTTTCCCCCGTTGCATTCTGTTACTTACTTCCGCGACCGAACTCTGTCGCTTTAGGGTCAATGGCCTTCAAGATTGGGCCAATGACTGCGGCCGCAAATGCGGCAACATAATCCTTTAGAGGACGCGATGGGTCGGCGAGGTAGAGAGCTGCGACTGCTGCTGCTCCTGCTCGTGCGTAGGTGTTAACGATTGCGACTGCTTTGTCTTTGTCGAGCATTTGCACTCCTTGAACTTAGGTCTGCCAAATCCCACGATGAAGACCGGCAGAGATGGCTTGAGTTTGCCACGATTCTTGACCTTGTAGGCGCGAATTTTACGCGCAACTTGACCACCATTGCGTTGATCGCCTTTGGTGTCGGGGGCGGTGTTTCCTTCAATACAGGTGAGCGTGCCATTGGCATTGACTGCTTCCACGATACCGACATGCGAGATTCGGTCAATGCCATCGGCAGGAAAGTCAAAGAAGACGATGTCGCCAGGCATTGGCTCGGCATGGGCGACTAATTGCCAACGCTTTGCCTCGGCAAATGCCTTCGCCCCTGCCGGTGTGTAAGTGCAGTTAGGGATTTTCAAGCCGACTTGCTTGGCACACCAATTGACAAAGGCGCCACACCAAGGCTGATTCGCCTTCTGATACTTTGTCTGATTATCGGCAGGGCCTTCAATGTAGCCCACCTCTGCGCTGGCGATATGTAGAAAATTATCTAACTGCTTGGAACACATCAACGCTTCAGAGCTTCCTTCACGATGTCGGTGAGGAAGTCCACCTTTTCCTCAAGTTGGTTGACCTTATCACGCATTGATGATCCCCCATTGGGCTTGAGTTCGTTGAGATAATGCTTGACGAGCCACTTGATACCGACGGCGACCGAGCCGAGAATTGTGGTGATGGCAACGGCCAAAGATGCCCAATCCAATGCGGTCATTATGGCTCCATGAATAACATCGAGGCAACGCCGGTTTCATTGTTGTTTGTTATTGCATACAACTGCGACTTTGGTGACATTCTGAAATTGATATAGCTATCTTTGGGGATAGCAAAACCATTGGCAGTTGTCACACCTTGATCGCCGACATACATCGCGTGCGATCCAACATTGCGAAGGTGGACATCGCGGAACTCACCATAAGTTGCAATGATGAGAACTCCTGTTGATGTGACCGTGATTGCGTTTGACGAAGCCATTTTTCTCCTTGTAATTCTTAATCAAATAAATGATTTGTTGCGTAATCCCCTGAATGATCTGAAAAGCCTGGTGCTTGTGTTATCAAGTAAGGCGAGAAAACATAACATTTTGCGTGAGGTTTAACTTTACGATTCATCTGTTCATCTGCAAAATCTAAACCATCAATATTTTCTAAAATTAAATTATAGAGAGTGTCACGAACAAGGCTCGCGTGACCACCCCAGCTATTTTGGCTTTCCACGATTCCTGGATAAATCTCTCTCTTGTCACCGAAAATTTCTCCGAAAGAAACATAATCCCAGTCCGGCGGAATGTGAGGCCAAAGTTCTTCGAATCTTTCTGCAAAGTCATCAACAAAAAGACAATCATCGTCAAGCACTAAAACACATGGCAGATTTGCGTGTTTTGCATATCTAATGGCTTGGAGTCCATTAAAAGCATTCCACCAAGTCGCGCTTGCCTTTGTGCCTTGATGATCAATGACATCAAATCTGAGCCAATCTATATTCAGAGCATCAAGTTGTTTTGAAATACTTTCAAGGCGATCACCTCTGCGTTTAAGGTTTTTCACAATGACTGTTCCAACAATGTCGTTTAGGTTCATCCGAATTTTCTATAAAGATTGTTCTAGCCAAGTTAGGGTATCTTCATCCCAACGCCAAAAACCCTCTTCAGGTCTAGGTGTTGGCGGTTGCCAATCAAAGTTTTCATCTAGCGACCAAGAAGCAAAAGGTTGTGGCGCAATAAAGACATCATTCACAGAATCATAGGTGTAACCAATGCCTGCAAATTGCTTGCGAATGTTGTGATTATATGAAGTTTGTATCCAAGTGCCGCCAAGCCCCAAATCATTTGCAAGAAAATCAGCGCCACGATGTTCTAAAGAATTGTCAACAACTAAAACTTGTTTGACAATGTTATTTTCGTCTATTTCTGCGAAGTGTGCCATTTAATCTACCTGCGCTCTTGTATAGCGAACAACCACGACGCCTGAGCCACCGTTGCCGCTTGTTCCGCTTTCTTTCATACCACCTGAGCCGCCGCCTGTGTTTGCCGTTGCATTCCCACCATTTCCAGCCGTTCCGCCACCTGAACCCGCCGCACCATTATTGCCTGGGTTCTGAACGCTACTACTGCCACCACCGCCGCCTGCGTATGTGCTTCCAAAATAAGTTAAACCATCTCCACCTTTAGCGCCACTGTTTGTGGTTGAACTACTACCCGCAGCGCCAGCACCACCGCCGCCACCTGCTCCTTCTTGTCCGCTCGAACCATCTTTGCCGTTACCACCCGAATTGCCTTGTCCAGCAGTTCCAGCAGCTCCACTCCCGCCGATATTTCTACCCGAACTGCCGCCACCTGAACCACCCGAGGAAGGCCCTGCACCTTCTCCGCCGCCACCGCCGCCGCCAGTGCAAGTTGTTAAACCTGTGAAACTAGTGTTAGAGCCATTATTTCCTGTGCCACTTAATTTTCCGGCCCCGCCTGCACCAATTGTCACAGTATAAGAGCCATTCAAACTTTGGCTTGCCGAATAAAGCAATCCACCCGCGCCGCCGCCACCGCCTACTTCGTAATTTCCGCCCGTTGATGATCCACCTGAGCCGCCGCCTGCTACTCTTAAAACATCAGCCGTTAGAGTAAAACCGGAAACTTGTAAAGTTCCGCTTCCTGTAAAAGTGCGATAATAATAAGTCGCATCAGAAGTGAGTGTTCCACCTGTAACTTCTTTTTTCAATTTGCTTGAAGCAATAATCCCGAGCAAAATCATTATGAAATATCTCCCACAACATACCAAGTGTCGGTGGCGACCTTAATACAAGAAGCGGCTGAGAACTGCGCTCTCAACTTAGGCGCTATGGCAGAAGCTCCTGTTGAGGAAATCGTAGTAGTGCCTGAAGTGACTGCCTTGATTGTGGTCTGACCTGCACCGATTTGAATGACATTGATTACTGTTCCAGTTGGAAAAGCAACATTGGCATTGGTTGGGATTAGAAAGTCATTAGCAGAGCCAACTGACATTGTGACAAGTTTTTGGTCTGCGTCTGTAAGGACTGCGGTATAAGTTGCAGTTTGAGCATTTAGGGTTAAAGCTGAACCTGCACGATAATCAAAAGAAAGAGTTACATCGCCTGAAGTTCCGCCACCTGATAAACCTGTGCCTGCGGTGACGCCAGTGATGTCACCTGCGTTGCCGACATTGACCCACGATGATCCGTTATAGACCTCAACGGCGTTTGTGTCTTGAAGGTAGGACATCATTCCTTCAGCAAGGACTCCTGAAAGAGCAGTTGTGCGAGCAGTAGAGTTCGCAAAAACCATTGTGACTTGTTGTTGTAAATAGGTGTTCACTTGCGCGGCGGTCAAAACATCGCCGGAAACGAACAACTTATATCCTGCTCCTGCCATTTTTTCTCCTTAGTATGAAAGAACGCCGAGCGTTCCATCAAGCACACCTTGGGTTGTGGAATCCAAGATGAATGCCTGAATTATAGGCTCGGCCGTCAAGAACCTTGTTGTCCAAGTGTTCGGTGTAATGTCGTGGGTGATGCCCTGAACGAAAAGTTCAAGTGTAAAGCTCGATGATGCTTGTGCGGTCTTGGTGACATTGATGAGGGTGAAGAGGTCAGATTCAAGGCCCGCAACAATGCGAGTGTTGGCTGATTCGTCCATCAGATTCAGGCCGATAGAGTCAATGCGAAGCAGAGCCTCATCACGAGCATTGAGAAGCATTCCTGCTTGGTCTAGGGCCTCAGCATCAGTCTGCATAAGTAGGTCTGACCTTGATCCTGAATGGATAAAGTAAGTTTCAATTGAACTTGTGGACTGCACATTTTGAGGACTTCCGCCGAGGCGGGTGACTGTGATGTCATTGAAGATTTGAGTGTCATCATAGGCAAAGTCAATGCTCTGATAAGCGATGTCTGTGCCATTGTCGTTGAATTGCAAAGGCGTCTGATCGGCTTTGAGTGAAACTGTGGAGCGTGACAAGAAGACCGCGTTGCCTTCAACATCAATGAAGAAGCCACCGAGTTCGGTCTGTTCAATGGTTTGACACGCGCCTAGGAGTGTTCGAGAGGTGGCGGGGTCTGCCTGCACTGTGCTATTGCCTGCATCAATGAGGCGTTGGCTTGAAGGATAACTTGCAAGATTTAGCAAGTTTTCAATGCGCGCCCCCGTAGTTTGACCGGCGCTTGTTCCCGCAACGGTCGAGATGTTGACATTCTGAAAGAGACGAAAGGCATCTACGCATTGGAGGGTGACGCTTGAAATTTCATCAATGCCAAGTCTGAAAGAGTTGTCATAACTGACAATGTAGCCTGAATAAATATAATAACGCTCAAGACCTGAGCCATCGTCATAGTCTGCCCAAATGCGAATCTTGCGAAGTGGCAAGAGCTTGCCGTAATAGGGAGAAGAAGTGTTCTGAGGGTTCCAATCGCCATTGGCATCTTCTAAGACGACAGTGGCGGTGCCTGCTTCAAAGTTATTGAGGATTCGATTACGACCGCGCCGAGTGCTAACGCGAAGGGCGATGTCACTGACATCCACGACATCTGCCGGTGCGTCAGCAAGGATGGCGGTATCAAGAAGACTTGTTGGGTCGTCAAGAATAAGCGGATTGCCGAACGCAGGGCCATTGGCAAAGTCAATGCTGACTCCAAGAATGGGTGTTCCTGGCATTACAACCCACCAACAAAGAGGATTGGCTTACCGCTTGATTGTTCGCTCAAGATGCGCTGACGAATAGCCTCTGCCAAATCTGCCTCAGTTTGCACATTGCCTTGCACTGTGACATTGACAGTCATTCCTTCATTCTCACGCATACGGAAAGAACCAGGATCAAATGAGGATGTTGCCCCAATGCCAGGTGTGTCAAACATGCCCATTGCACGCAGGCGTGACTGTTCATCGCTCAAACTTGATAAGGCCGTCAAACTCATTGAATCAGTCAAGGTGTCAATGTGTTCTTTGAGTAAGAATGAAATTCCTGTGCCTGCTTCAACAGTTTCACGCAAGCCTGTGAGAGTGTCAATTTGGTCTTTGATGACATCGGTGGAAATTGCGGGAGAACTTGGATTGAATGGATTAGGAATCGTCGTTGGCGTGCCTGCGGCAGACCCCGATGGTGATCCTGATGGGCTGCCTGAAGGAGTGCCTGAAGGGATGCCATGTGGCTTGCCGCTATTGAGCGCGGCGAGATAGGCATTGAGAGCGGCCAGAGCGCGTTTCCACGCATCGGCAGCCTCATCGCCTGGTGTCGCCCAAGTCTTTGAAAGAGCCTTCTGTAAGGCAGTTCCATCTTGAACAGTCTTGGCGTAGGAAAGAACTTCGGCACGAGTCATTCCCCACTTGCCCATCAACTCTTCGATTTCCTTGTCGTCAATCTTTTCGTCTTTGAGGGCGCGGGTGAAATCTACATATTTCTCGGCTTCTTCTTTAGTCAATCCCCACTTCATCAAGAGGTTGACAATAGGGCCATCATTGAGATCAGTTGAGTTGGCAGCGTAAATGCGAGCGATATATTCAAGAACTTCGCCCTTGGTTACATTCCATTTTGAAGCAAGAACTGAAACTTCTTCGTCACTGATGACTGCATCAGAGAGAACAACAAGAAGGTCTGTGTATCGTTGAGCCGCCTCATTGAGCTTCATCTGAGCTTCCATGTTGGCAATCAAAGCCTCAACACGACGAGCCTCTTCTAAATTTGACTGTTTCAAAAGATTCAAACGAGCGGCTTCCAACTGAATTGGGTCTTTCTCAGTTGTGGGTTTGACGCCTAATTTGCGAAGAGCGGCAAGAGCCTTCTCAGAAGCAATCTGTTCTTTGGTTTTCTTTGTTGAAGCGGTTGTGATGGCAACAAACTTCTTGTTCGCAATATTGGCAGCGGCAGTCGCCTGTGCAATTCTGCCCAAGTCCTTCAAGTGATTATTGACAACTTGAGAATTGGTCTGAATAGCCTGACTGTTGACATTGACCGCATCTGTCAAGGAATTGATGGCATACCAAGTGGTTCCTGCGGCGGCAGCGAAAGCGACAAGACCTGCGGCGGCGGCAAATGCCGATGTTCCGCCTGTTGCGAAGGCGGTGGCGGTGCCTGCGGCGGTGCCTGCGACCGCCTGACGCTTAAATTGAGCAGTGAGAAGTTTGAGAGCGCCGATGACTGTGATGATGCCCGCATAGACCTTGGTGCCAACAAAAATGCCGGTCAAAATACCTGCGAACACTTTGAAAGTTGTCAGGTTGTCGGAAATTGTCTTGAACATTGAGGCAAGAGCTTTAGATGCGCCAAGAGCAAATTGAATGACATCGCCCAAAGTCTGAGCAATCTGATCCTTGTTCTGCGCAATGAATTGTTCAAAAATAGGAAGCAATTGTGTTTGAAAGACTTGTGCCAATTCCTCAAGAACAGGAATGAGAGCAAACCCAAGACTTTCCAAGGCTTCGCTGAAAGAGATGCGAAGGGCATTCATTCTGCCCTCAAATGTCTTGGCACGAGTTGATGCCGCGCCTGAGAAGGTATTGCCTAATTCTTGGAGAGCAGCGTTGAGGTCTTTGCTCTTGCGAATGTCCTCAGAGAGAGGAACACCGAGTCTTGTAAGTGCGCCGATATTGCCACCGACGGCTTTGGCAAGTGCCAAGGAAACGCTCTGCAAATCTTTTTGAGTTCCTGCCGAAATATCAAGAGCAAGATTTTGAAGTGCCTGCGCCTCGGTGACATCCTTGGTGGCATTCAATAGTGTCGCAAGCGATGGCCTCAACTCGTCATCAGTGACCGCGACGGCTCTCTGTTGCGCCGAAATATAGTCCTCGACTGAAGCAATGGCGGCTTCGTTTGCCCCTGTCGTGTTGCGCAGGGCATTGGCAAGGAGCGCCTGTGACTTCTGATCCGCGATTGCGGCTTGAACTCCGTCCACGGCAAGCTTGGTCGCCAACGCAGCCGCCGCGACAGTGGCGGCGCCGAAGGCCTTGGCAATATTTTTGGCGGAATTAGTAAAAGTTGCTTCTAATTTTTTCAGGTCATTGAGAGCCTGCTTGGAGCCTTTGTCGTTGTAGACCGTGACAATGCGTTCAATAATTGCCATCGGTTAGCCCTCTCTTCTGCTCAAATTAGCATCCATTCGCGCCTGTGCTTTTGTTTCAGCATTCTTGACTGCTTCAAAGATAGCACGCTGCGCAGACTTCTTGTTTTCATCAACTGCCCTGATAAGTGCGCGACCTTTATCTTGACCAAGACCTTTGGCAGTTGGAAGAACTCCATAATATTTCTCAACTGCTTGAATAAAGTCTTGAGAGGCAGTTGGGTTTGTAGAACGAGAAGCGCGAGTTCTTGCGCGACTTGCTTTGCTACCACGACCGGCAGTTTCAAAAATAGCACCTGCTGGGTTGCGCTGAACCACTCCATAAGAGTTGCGAAAACCTGTCGTGCTTGATTTTGAGGTAGGCGTCAATGAAGTGATGCCTGCCTTTGCTTTAGCAGCATCAAAGCGAACGAATGAACCTCGTGTTTGACCCTGTTGAAGTGGGCCAACCAAGGAAGCATTTTTGCTTTCCCTAGCCCAACCTGAAGGGTGAATATCAAAAGGAATGTGACCGCGAGCCTCATTGACCATCTTGCTCAAGACGCCTTTAACTTCGCGGTCAAGTTGTTTTTTGAGATCAGGCGCGAAACGCTCAATGGCAGAGATTGTGTTGTTCAAACCCTGAATTGAGATTCTATAATTTGGTGAATCCATTATTTGTTTCGCGCCTTTGCTCGTTCTTTCACATAAACAAACATTGCTTCCAAAATACCGTCAGGCGCATCTACTAATGCGACCGGCGAAATTCCCGTCTCCACAGAGAGAGCTGCTATTGAATAAATCAGACTGTCTCTGTGGATTCGGAAGAAGGGTCTGTGACCAGCGAGACTTCTTCAAGAGTATCAAGGAAGTCGGAGCCAAAAGGCTTGACGACACGACCATTGTGTTTCATCGCCGACCAAGCCAAGAAGTAGATGTGTTCCAACTTCTGTTCTTCGGCGATAAGTTTTGCCAAGCCCTTGTTGTATTTTGTTTCAAATTCAACGATGATGCGCGGGCGCAACGAATAAGTTGCATCCATTCCATCAGTCGTCTTGACGCGGATTTTGAGTCCGTCCATTTTTCCCCCTTGTAGTTTTTATGCGGATGTTGCTTTTGTGATGGCACCCGAAATCGGCCAAGTGACACTCGCAGTTGCCAATTCTCCCACGGCACCATTAAGAGGTGTCCATTCAGAGATAAGAACCGAGAAGGTGTATTTGGGATTTGTGGCGCTCACTGTCGTATTGACAGGGCGAACCTCACAAGTGATTGCGGTTCCGAGCAATGGATAAATCGTAGATTCAACCGAGCCTGAAGCGTAGTCCTGATGAAATTCAAAGCTGACAGAGTTGTCTGCCAAGCCCGCCACTCTCTTCTTTGCCGTATCCCCAAACGCCGTCGTTTCAACGATGTCGTAAGTGGTGTTCAGTGACACGCTCGCAATGTGATCCGAAAGGTCAGTTGATGCGAATGTCACATAGGCATTGGTGAGAACGAGTCTTGCCACTAGATAACTGCTTTCGTAATTGCGCCGCTAACAGGCCAAGTGACTGAAGCAGTGGCAAGTTCACCGACTGCGCCGTTGAGTGGTGTCCACTCTGAAACAAGAGCGGTTGCGGTGTATGAAGGATTTGTTGCGCTTGTGCTTGATCCGTTTGGCTTCACAACAACTGAAGTTGTAGTGCCGAGAAGCGGATAGACAGTTGCTTCAATTGAACCCGAAGCATAATCCTGATGAAATTCAAGAGTGATTGAGTTATCAGCAAGACCGCCAACGCGTGTGCGTGCGCCGGTTGTGCCGAATGCGGTTGTTTCAACAACATCAATGGATGAGTTGAGAGTTACTGATGCCACATGGTCGCTGACATCAACAGAGTTGACAGTGACATAGGCATTTGTGAGGACAATGCGTGCCATTAGTTTTTGGCTCCTTCTTGTGCTGGTTTGATTGTTGGTTTGTTTATTGCTTCAAGATGACCGCCAACAATGAGAGCATCAATGTTTGCGCCTACATCTTCAAGTTCTTTCAAGGTAAGAATCTCACCTTGCTTCTTTCCACAGACCTCGCGGTCTGAGATGACCTTGTAAGTCATTTATTCTCCTATCCCCAAAGCGTGAGTCTGTATCTATAAGAGAGAAAAGTGACGCCTTGTGAGTCATAGGTGCCTGCTTCGGCTCCTGTCACTCGCAATGTATTCACTGCTCCCGACAAAGTGCGATCACTTTCAAGCGCGGCCTTGATAGAGCTAGCACCTGACCCCGCGAGGTAGGCATCCAACTTGTCTTGTCCTGAGCGTTCTGAAAAGCGTTGCACAATCACAAGAACATCAACTTGCGCTTGGTCAAGACCACGAGCATTGTCAATGTCAAATGTGAAATCTAATTGGCCGACTACTGCGGCGGGTGGAACGATGGTGTCAGGAATCAAATCGTAGGCACGCAATCCAGTGATTGTTTGCAGATTTGCTTTGAGCCTGTCACGAACAGTGCTTGGATTCATACTGCCAAACCGTTATTTCTTTTCATAGGTCGAAGAAGAGCCTCAACATCAGGATCAAGTTTTGAAGCCAAACGAACTGTGCCAAGTTCAGGCGTTCCTGCGATTCCGAAAGGTGATTGCTTGCGAACAAAGAGTCGTGATGACTGAATAAGACAGGCTTGATTGACTTCAGGTGGCAAAGCCGACCAACCCCACACTCCTGTCACTTTGACTGCTTGTGGAAGATAATAAGGAAAAACATAGGCGCCTGTTGCGAGGATTCTTGTATAAGGCCAACCGCGCCGAGGATTATTGATTGGCTCTGTCATAAAGTCAGAAGTTGACCACACAGTTGACCAAGTTTGATTGAAGTTGTCATCGGTGGCAATTGCAGTGATTGAGGTGAAATCGTCAACCGCTAGGCTCCAAGGATTCTGTGCGGTGTAGTAACGCACGACAGGAGTTTGAGAGGTTCCATCAGCATAAAAGAAGCGCCCACAATAGTCATCAATCATTCTGCTTGTGGCAGTAATTGAAAGTTCAAGCAAAGCGTCATCGCTTGTGTCAGTTATTGTCAGGGATGACTTTAGTTCCGCGAGAGTCGCGTAGCCGTTGGTGATTGCCACTTGTAGTCCTCTTCTTTGGTTTTCGTTGAACTGCTCGTTCTAATTTTGGAGCGGCAGTCGCAGTTTCCTTGCGCTTTAGTCGCGCCATGAGTCGTGGTGTTCCTCTTTGAGCCAATAAGATTTTGAATGAGGCAGAATCGCTGCCGTGTTGACATGTATCGGGAAACCTAGGGATTTGATTCGGCGACAGAATAGTAAATCCTCGCCAATCCATTCGCCTTTGATGGGGCCATCCCAAAACCAACACCAATCTTTGCCTTGATTAGGATCAGCATTGTCGCGGATAGCTTCAAGGACGCTTCTATGAACCATCAGACATCCTGTGCCTGCGGCGTCAATTTCAAAAACTGAGTTCTTGTCGTATTTATAGAGCGGCAGGAATCCATCGGGTGTGTCTTGGAATATCGCCGGCACAGGCTTGGGATATGGCTTGCCCACGACTCCGAACCCCGCAAAAACTAAACCGGCGACGACAGGGCGTTCTTTGTCGTGTGCGGTTTCGCATAATCTGTCAAATGTAAGAACATCAAGTTGCTCATCTGAATCAATCATCAGAAGCCAATCAGAATCAGTCATTTCTAAGAACTGCTTGACGACTCGATTGCGTTGCTTTGAAAGCAGACCTGAACCTTTGATGCGAATGAATGGGCCAAGGCGAGAGGATCGTGCCGAGGCTAACTGAATGAGATGGTATGCGAATCCGCCATTGACCATCCCTGGGTCGCAAGACCCGATTGATACTTTGTGACCTGTTTTCATAGTTCCCCCGAACTTTAGGAAGTGCAGAGACGAATGAGTCGGGGGGCCTCATCCGCCTCTGCACAATCTTGACTTCTAGTTCAAACTAGAAGCTTGGTGCTGACAAGCCTGTTCCACTAATGATGGAAGCGGCAGTTGGGTAACGGCCTGCTGAATAAGCAGCGTAACCATAGACAACAGTTTTGATGGTGAGGTTTCCTGCACCTGTCGCGTCGTAGCGAAGTGTGAATGGAGAACCTGGTTGTTCCCAAAGGTGAGATTCTCCTGCGGTCACAACATAGATTTCATCTTGATTTGTTGTGGTTCCGTAGGTTGTTCCGATGTTGGCATCGGTCACGATTGGAAGACCCATCATCTGATAACCGGAGTTTCCGTAAGCGGCTCCACCAGTTCCGACACCAGCAGCGTTGGTTGGGCCATTAGCGGCAGGAACAACGAGTGGGCGGTTTGTTGAATCAACCGCAGCGAGCAAGAATGCAAGGCGGCGTGGGTGCATTACGAAGTGAGTTGGATTGACGAATGCATTTGTCTGAATCTGCTGAATTGCGTCAGCGAGCTTCGGATAAAGCAATCCTACTGTTGGAGCAGTTGAGGTGAATGTGATTGCGTTTCCACCTGCATTGCGAAGACCTTGAATCTGTCCTGCGTTACCTGTTCCATTGAGGATTTGTGAGTCAAGAGTTGTATGCCAAGAACGGATGAGGTCTTGAGCAACAAATGTGTCAATTCCTGTTCCGCGCTCAATGGCTTGACGGGATAGGTCTTGCTGACCGGCAATGGTTCTGACATTAATGGTCAATAGTGTGTCATCAACATCGGTTTCGCTGACTGCGTCGTTCTGTGTAACTTGAACGGCCGTTGAAGAACCAGTCGTCATGCGGCTAATGTTCAGGGTCATTCCAGAAGGAGGCAAGGTCATCTTGTTTGTCACGAAGTCTGCGAATGGGCGACCTGCACGAGCAAGTGGCGCAGCGAGATCAACGAGATATTGTGGGATAACAAGGCCTTCAAACTGAGCAGTTCCGACATCGCGGCGCTCAATTGATTCTTCGCGTTGGTGACGAGCGAGGCGCTCCTGAGCAGCATAGTCAGATTTGAACTGTGCGTTGTAAGCATCCTTGAAGAAGGAAGAATCTGATTCTGGTGCGTAGGTGCGTGATTCGCGTGTTACTTTGAAACCGCCGACCTTTGGGGTTGCGATGTCTGCTACTGCTGCGCGTGCTTCTGCTGCCTTGCGGTCTGCATCTGCCTGAGCAGTGAGCTTTTCAATCTTCTCATCGAGAGAACGGGATTCAGCGACTAGAGCATCAACCTTTGCGGTTTCCTCTGCGGTTAGATCGGTGCGGCTCTCTGCGGCTACTGCCTCAAGAACTGCATCCATTTCTGCCTTCACTGCATCACGGCGCTCGACTACTTTGTCAAAATATGACATTGAGTTTTGCTCCTTATGAGTTGGGTTGCGAGGTGGTGGCGAAGATGCTCACGGCGCTTTGAGGGTGTGAGGTTCGCTCCGACTTCAATCTGCTCGAATGAGCAGAAATCTATTTTGTTGAATTGATAATTGCTTGGGCGAGGCGCAAAGAAATCTTGCGACCTTCTTCTTCTGTTGGTGAAGGAAGCGGATCAATGGCGCGAAGTTCTGATGCCTTATGACCGACAAGGGTTTCAGTTTCAACCCATCCGTCACGGAGTTCACGATAAACACGAATCAAAATCGCAGGGTCGCCTTCTTCGGCGGTAATTGAGAAATCCGAGTTCGGGATTCCGAGGACACCTTCGCGCATCACATGCTCAATGCGACCGCGTGCAGTTCCTCCTGATGAATCCCACTCAACAAAATCGCCCACAACATCAACTGCGCGGGCATACTCTTCTTCGTCTTCTTCATCTTCCATTGAACCTGATTCGCCGACCATCTGCGCCATCACTTCAACGGCTCGCATAATGTATTCGTGACCTTCGGACAGGTCTGAGAAAATACTCTTGAGTGCGATGAGTGAATCGCCTGTGACTTCGCGGCCTTCCTTGACTGCTTCAATCGCAGCGCGTAGTTGCTCACGAGCTTGAACGGATGTTGTTGGATAAGCAGGATAAGTGACAACTGAAACATCGCCATCAGAGAGTGAAACCTCTGTCAATACGCGAACTGTGCGGTCATCATTCCATTTCTGACGAATAACACGGAAAGCGAAGGACATCTGATCAACATCGCCACGCTCGACGAGGGTGTAGATGTCTCGACCTTCTTGAGTATCTGCTAAATCTGCGTCAAAGCGCAATCCACGATCATCTTCTTCAAGTCTCAATGTGCCATTCTTCGTGCGAGCTAGCGGCAGACCTTCATGGTTCACAAGCAATCTAACATCAGGAGTTTCGCTCAAAGTCTTGCGAAATGCGCCTGGTGCAATTTTTTCCTTGAAGGGTAGTGGCACGCTTGAGTCATGAAAGACTGCGGCATAACCTGACAAGCGCATTGAGCCACCTTCGGCTCGTGCCTCAACATCGCGCACTGTAAATGTGCGGCGTTCAATTTTCTTCATTTTGCTCCTTGAATCGGCTTCGGCATTGAGGGCATCAATCTTGCGTTGCGCCCAATCCTGCGCTCTATCGCTAAAGTTAGAATCTCCGCCCCACAACAACCACGCAACTAACCCTGCGCCTGGATATTGAGGATGCGATGAGTCTTTGTTTTTTGGCGCTTGGCCGTCAACCTTATGACGAGCAAACCAAGGTGCCATTTTCCGAACTTTGTTTTCTGTAATTCTTCCCGCCGCCATTTCGCGTGCTTCACGCTTTGTGGCATCGGTCAAGCCATCTCCCCCAAAGCCTTCACTGATATATTTCAGACCGCGAGCTGCGTTGTCACGAATGAATTGAGGCGCGCTCAAATCTACTTGACGAACTTCTCCGCCTGGTTCCATATCTTCAGAAATTGAAACTGCAACCATTTGGTCAATTGCGTCTTGTTTGCTTGTATGGCATCCAATTGTTGTGTAGGAACCATCAGATTCCTCTTTGACTGTTGCCCAACCTTGACAATCGCTTTGCTTGTCTGAAATGTAATATGGCATTTTCGTCCTAAATCAGAAGCAGAACTTCTGCATCGTCTTCAAGTATGGAGAAGGAAATCTCTGACATTGCTTGTGCGCTGACAGAACCAAGGGAAGAAATCGCATTTGCAACGATTGTTGAAACTTGAACTTCTTGTTCTTCTGCTAATTGCGGGAAATTTGGTTGAACATAACTTGGTGATCCAAGTCCACCTGCCACCGCAGGGGTCACAGGTCGCGTGTTGGCAATGGCTTCTAATCCACCAAGGCTTGCACTTGCCGTTGCTTCGATTTCATCTGCGGCACGAGCAGAGGCAATGAGTGAACCGAGTGCGCCTACGCCTGTCGCGTTGTGAGTGACAAGTGAATTTGAACTTGATTCAAGTGAGCCTAAATCCGTAGAAGCGGTGGCAATGACAACAGGGCCAAGAAGGTCTGTGTCAAGAACTCCTGAATCAAGAACAAACTGTGATGGCATTCTAAGAAGCCAAAGTCAATGATGCAGTTAGAGAGCCACTTGGAATGGTGTAAGTATCACCGGCAGTATAAGCATTGCCAACGATAGTGCCACTGAATAGAAAATTACCAGCAGAAGCATTATCCCAAGCAGTGAAAAAACTAGCGTCTTCAGAACCCGCAATGTTCGTCCAAGTAACTGCGGCGTCAGAAGCGATTGAACCGCTTGATGCGGCAGCAAATGTGACTTCCTGACGAGTTGTTTCAGTAGCGGCATTGGCAGTTCCATTCGCCCCAGGGTCGCCTGTGTGTAACTTGACATAGACATTGGCCGCAGAATAAGCAGTGCCATTACCGACCGCATCAAGGAATTTATTTGCTAAGTATGAACTCAATCCTGTTGCCATTACTCATCTCCCTCAATGAACTCTTCAATGACTTCTGCGATTCGACCTGCCTCGTCGCGGATAACCTTCTTGCGAACTTTGCGGCGGTCAATCTGATTTGTGACTTCAATCTTTGGAGCCTCAACATTGACAGTCGGTGCTTCAACGCGAACTTCAGGTGATTCAAGCATTACCATCGCAGGTTCAACATTGACACTTGGAGCGGCAACATTGACAACAGGCTCAGGCATATTGACCACAGTTCCATTTGCGCGAGCCTCACGAACATCATAAGCCGCGCTTGGGTCATTCGGATCAATCTGCGAAATTGGTTGAAGTTGTGAACTTGGAACTCCTGTGTGTGCGATAGGCACCATTTCAACCGCCTTGAGGACTTCTTCAGGATCAAAGCCGACCTGAACCAACTTGCTGACAATGTCAGCTCGTAGATTGAGGCCGACATCCTTAGCATCGGCAGCATCAATGTTCTGTAATGGAACGCGGAACTGATCGCCTGCTTCGCCGATAGGTGAGAGGTCTTCTACTGCTCGAACATCGTTCAAGGATAGGAAACCTTCACGAAGGCCTTTGGTGTAAGCGTCATAACGCTCAAGAGTTGTGCCACGAAGGAGAGCGTCAAGGTTGAACTTGATAAAGCCATCTGATTCAGGCAACAAAGCCGAGAGGCTCTGCTCTAGGCGCTCAAGTAGTGGACGAAGGCTATGTTGGACGAATGAGAGGTTTTGAGCCTCTACTGAAGCAAATGACATTGCCCCCGCCACAGGATGCCCTAGAAGGCTCACAGGAACGCGGAAAAGGCGTGCTATATCCTCAACATTGAATCTGCGTGCCTCAAGCAATTGCGCGTCGGCAGCGTTCAAGGTCAAAGGCTTGAAGGCCGCTCCACCTGAGAGAATGCCAATCTTGCCGGCACGATAAGGGCCTGTGTGGGTGATGTTCCAATCGCGGCCAATGTCTTGTGCCTGCTCTTGAGTCAATTCGCCAGGAACTTCAATCACTCCGCCAGGGTTTGCGGCGTTGCCAAAGTAGGCGGCCGCATAGGTGTCTGCTGCCATCGCCGCGCCAATGGTGAGGCGAGCGGCGCTGACAGGGCCAAGGCCATAATGTGATCCTGGCAATCTGAACATCGGAATATGGAGGATTTCCCGATTGGTCAGAATCTCAGTGCGTGCTTCGTTGGCATCACGAATGGTGATTTCATAGACGAGTGGTTCATTCGGGCGTAGGCGACGAATGCGAACCTCGTCAGGATTCAAACAATAAAGCTCCAAGATTTCGTCGTTCTCATCACGAACAGTGAGAATGTAGGCGTTGCCGTGGAGATTGAGCGAAGCGATAACCTGCTCAAAGAACTCAAGGCGGGAAGTTTCAGGATTCGGTCTGTTAATCCATTCAGGTTGGCTTCCATAGACCGCAGCATAAGCAATGCGGTTGCGACCACGGCGCACATAAGCGCCAAGCGGTAGCGATGAAATTGTGTCGCCCAAAAGTCTGACGCACGCATAGACAGTTGACATTCGGATTGCAGAATCGGCGGTGACATCAATTCCTGATGGCGCCATGAATGCAGGACGACCTGGAATGAGCGGCTCAACCCATTGCGAATCATTTGCTCGCTTTTGAACTCCACTACGAATGCGCTTTGAAATTCCCATCAGTTAGCCTTCTCCGTGATCCATACTAGAAACGACCCCAAGCAGATGAGAGCTAGAGGAACGGACACCATTGCAAGTCCTGTCGTGGCGATAATCAAACCGCCAAAGCCGACGAGGGCTGAGACATCAAGTTTTTTCATATCGCCTCTCAGACTTGAATTGAAAAGAATTTAGCCACAGGCGCCTTCGGCGGTGGCGGTTGTGTTGCCCTGTCATAACCAAAAATAGCAGCGACGGCGGCATCCACTTTGCGTCGTGCCGATGCCTTGGCAACCATCACTCCACGACTTGATTGCTTTGTGACGCAGTTGGCGACATGTCTTGCGAGTCGCTCGTCTCCGTCGTGAGTGAAGGATTGATTGACGACTGCTTCGTAGAACTTTTGAGTTGCAGGAACCATTCGCTCTGCTGAGTTGGGATATGCCACCACGGGCAATCCTTCTTCGTCGAGAACCATAAAGGTTCTGTTCCACCTTGCGGGATCGAAAACAATCTCGCGGACATTGATTCGATTATTGCGTGCAGTTGCAATGATGGTCGCTTCAACTTCTGCGACTGGCACGAACCATCCTTGTTCTGCATTATCAGGCTTCTCCCATAATCCCACAACTGAGCAATGTGGCTTTTCTCCGCCGAGATACCACGCAAGCAACGCAGTTGAGTCATTTGAGAATGAACCATCGAAGGCAAGCACAACATCTTCTCCTGGAATGTTGGGTCTGCCCTCGTAGGTCAGCGCTTCCCAAGAACCTTGTGGAAGCCACGCAGTTGTTGTGCTAACAAATGTGTTGCATCGTTTAGTGCGAAATTCTGCTTCAGGTGTTCGCAAGACTGCCGACTCAAAATCTTGAGTGTCAACAATATCTCCAAGGCCAGGGTTTGCCTCTGCCCACACTTCAGGTTTTCTATGGTCAGCATCAACGGAAACAGGTTCCCACCACGCAAAGAAGAACGAAGGATCAACCTGTTCGCCTTTGACTAACTTCTGTCCGTATTGGTAGAGCGAATAACAGAGCGAGTCTTGACCATTGGCCGACGATTTGACGCCAGCAGTCGTGATGCCGAAAAGTAAAGAATCCGCACGAGCGCCACCGGCAAGCGATAGCGTGTTCCATAAATCCCACGACGGTTGTGCGTGAACCTCGTCAAAGATGACAAGCGGTGAAGGGTTGAGGCCTTCCTTGGTGTATGCCTCGGCAGAGAGGACACGATAAACGCTCGCCTTCTCTTTGTATTCAATCGCGTCACGATACAAAGTGAACATTGATGAAAGTTCCTCATCAAGTTCAATCATTCGTTTCGCAGTTCCGAAAACAATGCGTGCTTGATCTCTATCTGCTGCGCAAGAATAAATTTCTGAACCATTGCCGCCGATTGTCAAACCTGCCAAGCCCATTGAAGCTGCCAATGCTGACTTGCCATTCTTGCGAGCCATTCCGACAAGTGCGGTGCGATGTCTGAATCTGCCATCGTCGCGGCGTGCTAGTGCGTGGCGCAATAATTCTTTCTGCCAATCACGAAGCACAAGAAGTTTTCCGGCAGGAGAAGCGACGGAATCTTTCGTCACTCGACAAACGGCTTCCGCGAACTTGGCATAAATGTCGCCATCGCCATTGTCTTGTTCAGACTGTGGCACCGGCGTTAGCCAACGCGGGGGCCAACTATTTTGCGTCATTCTTCTGCGCCAATATTTCTTCGAGCTTGGTGCGAGCCTTGACTTCGGCAACGCCCATCTTGCTACGATCCACAGGCGTCAATCCGAGTTGGCAAAGTAATTTGAAAATCTCAGTCTCAATCGTTGAGAGCATCCCAAACAAAGGGTTGGCATAGGCGTAGCCCTTGTCCGTGTAAAGAACAAACGCACTCTTCTTCATTTCCTTAGCAAGTTCTTTTTGCCGAGTCATTTTTTCAACGAGCGAAGTGAGTAAGTGTTCATCGGTCACGGCAATCCAAGGCGCAAGCCTGCGCAACTCAGACCACTTGGCCTGTTGATCCTTGGTCAGGTGCGTTGGCGGTTGAGCGGAACTTTGCGGAAGCACAATCACCTTGCCTTGATCGGGCAATTTTCTTTTGCCAGGATTCCCCAAAGCTCGCTTGAGTTCTGTTGGTTTCGCGTGTGTCATTTTTTTCTAGTTCCCCCGAACTGAAAACAAAAACCCCGTAGGGTGCTAAACTGCGGACAGGTGTAAGAAGGAATACGCGGGCTCTACTC